GATTAAACCTGGTCATAGAAACGGACAAAATACTCACAACGTATCGGCAACCGTTTCAATTAAAGAAGATGAGTGGGAATTAGTTGGTGATTGGATGTGGAATAATAGAGACTTCTATAATGGACTTTCAGTATTACCATACAACGGAGGAACTTACACACAAGCACCTTTTGAAGATTGTACAAAAGAAGACTTTGAAAGATTAGTAAAATCATTAACAGATGTTGATCTTACAAAAGTTATTGAGTTACAAGATAACACTGACCTTAGAGGTGAGGCAGCATGTGCCGGTGGAGCTTGTGAAATTGTATAAGTCATGAAAGTACAATGGGGAAATGATATAACGATAACATACCAAGTTATGTTGGCGTTTTATAATCTTAGAAAGAATAATTAAAATGAATGTAGGAGCATCAAAAGATTGGATACAACAACAATACGTTAGAGAGTTTGGACCAAAACTCCAACCAACTGAATTTTATTATGATAGTCAAGGTAGAATGGTCATGACAGAAGATTACCACATGAAACGTGGTAAGTGTTGTGGTAATGGGTGTTTACATTGTCCATACGAACCAAGACATGAAAGAGGAAATACAAACCTACAAGAAAAATCACTGAGTAATCGGTGATTTTTTTTTTACAGATATTTATATTATAATATTTGAACATGGAAAAAAGATATATAAGTGAAAACAAGATTAAAGAAATCGTTAGAAAAGTCCTTTTAGAAGACATGAGTTGGAGTGATATTTCAAAATTAGGGTCAGAAACCTCAAAAAAACTTGCAGATTTTATAATAAAAAACAACGAGAAAGAAAAAAATCCGCCAAGTTCTTCATCTAATAAATCAACTTATGATAAAAATAAAGATGAATTAAATAAAGATTTACCTGAGTTTACAGTCAAAGCAAGTAAACCAACAATAAAAGGAGGGACATATATAATTGACATGAAAAACCCCACTTCAAAAGACATTACGGTTATATGGGGTGGTATGCCAAGTTCACAATATGGTGCTAAATATATGAGAGAAAAGGCCACAGGTTATTTTAATAACAAAAATGTTATATACAGTAATTATGAAAATTCATTAGAAACATTAAAAACCATTTTAAAAAATAAAGGAATTAAAGATTTTAGAATAAAATCTGTTAGTGGGTTTTCTAGAGGAGGTATTAACGTTTGGGATAATTTAAACGGAGGTTATGATTTTGTTGGGTTAATAGATCCATCAACACCAAAGGTATACGACAAATTACCACCAAAGGTTAAAATGATTTCAAAATGGGATAATTGGGGTTGTTGTCCTATATATAGAAAAAACATTAAACAAATGGAGGATAGCGGAGCATCCAAAAGAATTGAAGGTAAAGGGTACAACCATTTGGAAATGCCGGAAAAGTTTTACAAACTATACTCTAACTTAATGTAAGACTTTATTCAAAATACATAACTATTATATTTATTTTATATGGCAAACGGAATAACATATGGAATAAACTTTCCTTTTAGACAAAGTGAAAAGGGATTTTATCTATCATTGTCTGAAGAAACTTCAGAGGAAATAAGAAGTAATTTATTACATTTAATATTAACAAGAAAAGGTTCTAGATATTATTTACCTGACTTTGGAACAAGAATATATGAGTTTATATTTGAACCGTTGGACGGAGAAACGTTTGACAGTATTAGAACGGACATTGAAGAACAAGTTGCAAAATACATACCAAATTTAACAATTAATAGTATTTCTATTGAACCATATCTTGAAAGTGACGAAGCACCTGGGGATTTAAATTATGAATTACTTGGACAAGCAAGTGTGTTTAGAATTCCTGGTCAAAATACTGGTGAGTACACCGCTAAACTAAAAATTGACTACACAGACGAAGCAAAGGCATTTGGAAGTAGGGAATTTATTATAATTAACATCTAAAATGGCAAATAATAAAATAAATTATACTGAAAGAGATTTTGAAGGTCTAAGACAGGACTTGATTAACTACACTAAACAGTATTACCCAGAACTAATACAAAACTTTAATGATGCTTCAGTTTATTCTGTTTTAATGGATTTAAACGCGGCGGTTGCGGATAATTTACATTTTCATATTGATAGAAGTATTCAAGAAACTGTTTTACAATATGCACAACAAAGGTCTTCTATATATAACATTGCAAGAACGTATGGTTTAAAAATACCAGGATATAGACCATCAGTTGCTATTGTTGATATATCTATAACTGTTCCACCACTTGGAGACTCTGAAGATGTAAGATATTTAGGAATTTTAAGGTCAGGGGCTCAATTTAATGGAGGAGGAACATCATTTGAGACTGTATATGATATAGACTTCTCAACACAATATAACCAAGAAGGGTTTGTAAATAGAACAAAAATACCAACATTTGACGCAAATAATAAAATAGTAAACTATGTTATTACAAAAAGAGAAGTTGTTGTAAATGGTTTTACAAAGGTCTTTAAAAAAGTGATAAACCCTGTAGATGCGGTCCCATTCTTTAATACTTTTTTACCTGAAAGAAACGTATTAGGTGTTACGGGTATCATACAAAAAGACGGAACATCTTACCCTGGTACACCAACATTCCAAGATTTTTTAACCGCAACTAACAATAAATGGTATGAAGTTGATGCTTTGGCGGAAGACACTATATTTGTAGAAGACCCAACAAAACCAACTGATAGTAGTGGGGTTAAAGTTGGTAAATATATTAAAACAGATCAAAGATTTGTTACTGAATATACCCCTGAAGGGTTTATGAAAGTTCAGTTTGGTGGAGGAACAACAACACCAAACGAACAATTAAAAAGTTTTACAAATACAGGTATTCCTTTAGATATAAATAAATATCAAAATAATATTGGTTTAGGTTTGACTGTTAGACCAAATACGACTTTATTTATCCAATATAGGGTTGGTGGTGGTTTAGCCACAAATGTTGGTGTTGGAGTTATTAATCAAGTTGGTACTATAGATTTTTCAGTGACAGGACCATCAGATTTAATAAATAGAAATGTTCAACAATCTTTATCGTGTAATAATGTTACTGCGGCTATTGGCGGGGCAAATCCACCTTCAACAGAAGAGGTTAGACAAATGGTTTCGTTTAACTTTTCAGCACAAAAAAGAGCAGTAACCATTAATGATTATAAATCATTAATTGATACGATGCCAGGTAATTTCGGAGCACCTGCAAAAGTGTCAATTACAGAAAAAAACAATAAAATTAACGTTCAAATTTTATCTTACGACACTTCAGGTAAATTAACACAAGTGGTATCAAATAATTTAAAATCTAATTTGGCCACATATCTTTCTAAATATAGAATGATAAATGATTATATTGCGGTTGATGTTGCTAAAGTAATAGATTTAGAGTTTGAACTTTTTGTGGTATTAGAATCAACACAAAATCAAGGACAAGTAATTACTGAAATTATTGATCAAGTATCTAACTATATGGACCCTAAAAATAAAGAATTAGGACAAAACGTTAATGTTTCTGATGTTAGAAGATTGGTTCAAAATACTGCCGGAGTTATATCATTAACAGAAATAAAAGTATTTAATAAAGTCGGGGGACAATATTCGTCATCACAAACATCACAAAGATATATTGATACCGAAACAAGACAAATAGAATTAATAGATGATACTATTTTTGCAGAACCCGATCAAATTTATCAAATCCGTTATAATAATAAAGACATAAAGGTTAGGGTTAAAAATCTAAAGTCGGTTGACTTTTCTTAGGATTATTTATTTTAACCTTATCTCACTTATCTTTAAAAATAGATACATAACTATTTATTTTTAAAAGAAAAGATGACCAAAAGTTACAGGTTAAAAACACAGGTAGGTGCCGACAAAAATATAAGAATCAATATTAATCAAGACTTTGATTTTTTAGAAATACTATCTTTAAAATTAAGGCAAAGTGATGTCTACACAAGATTTTGCGCAGACTACGGTGTTGTTGCAGGTAGAGTTATTGTAAACGGTGGGTACGGTATTCCTAACGCAACCGTGTCAGTATTTATCCCATTAGATCAAATAGATGAAAACGACCCTGTAATATCAAGTCTAT